ACGGAATACCCCGTTTCCTTATACAACAAATCAGTTAACGTGCAATATAATGTACGTTAAGGCACTTAACGTGCAATATAATACACCTTATTGGCGCGATTTACTCGCTTACTGCTTGTTACGAATCCCGAACATTTCCTTGACCCATACTTTTTCATCGCAAGGCCCGAAGGTTTTGCTACACTTATCTTCAGTAAGGTATCCGTTGCTGATAAGATTTTTCAGAACTCCCCGGTAACCGTGAACGGTTTCCCACTGGGGAATAGAGTACTTATTGTACTCGTACTCGGAGAATTCTTGAATCAACCCCGTTGGGAGCCAACCTACATAGAAGGCGTTTGTGGGGGGATGCCGAAGATCAAAAACGTACAGACTAACCTCTTGAGCAAAGTGGGCCTCGCCCACAATAATTACGACCCCGGCTTGTTCAAGCTTGTGAACAAAATCCCCGAGGTACATTACCCGGCCTCGGGGGTCCCTGTCCAAAAAATCTTCCTCATTCTCTCGACGCTGTTTCCTTACTGCGTCTGAAGAAAAATTGGCCTCCCGCACCCGAGACGCATTCTCGGCTGTAGAAAGCCTTGGAGTAGCTTTACATTTTGGACAAATAAGTGCCCTTCCATCCCTGATAGAACTATCGGTCGGAAAAATTGAGTATGGAAGAACGCGGCGGCAGGCTTGGCATTCTTTACCACAAAGAGTGGGAGAGAACAGAAGGTTGTGTGAAGGCTTTACATACGGATCGTCAGTCATCAGTTGCCTCGATGAAGGTTAAATTGAACTAAACGTTGAATCCAAGATAGGAAATCTTCATAGGATAAAATGTGCTTAGCATGGTTACAGAACGAACAACAGGGAAGACAATTATCTATTTCGTACCCAACATCGTTGTTTTTCCGGTCTATCCCGTTGTACGTATATGGAATGCGGGCTTTTCTACTTTTAGCCACCTTTGAGGGCATAGACCCACAATAATGGCACGGAGATGAGGTTAAATTTTTAAACTCCTCAAAAGAGAGGCAAAAGCTCCGGTCTTTCGTCTGAGCATTACTTCTGTATATTTCTAAAAGATATTTCACCCCAGACTCCAGAGTGGAGGCAAATTTGTTTCCTCGTATAAGTTCTAAATTATAGCACCCGCAACTCGTAGCGATACCTCGTACCAAGTTGTTAGAGATAACTGCTTTTGTTTTCCCACAGTCACATAGGCATTCCCAACAGATTCTTCCGGTAACTCGTTTATCGGTGGGTCCTGTTACTAGGAGTCTTCCAAACTTTTGTCCGGTAAGGTCAAGAATCCTCTTCTTGGCGTTTTCTACTTTAGAACATCCACAACTCTGCGTGGATTTGTTAAGGAGGCTTGCTGCCCGAACCTCGGAAGTTTCCCCGCAGTCGCATTTACACAACCACAGGGAAGCCCCCTGCTTCGTAGCCCCTATTCTTTTTATTGCCGTCAGCTTCCCGAACTTTTGATTAGTCAAATCTTTAATTTTACTCATTATACCATTATATCACAAATTCCGGTATAATGATACTCTTTTATGAGAACTGTTCAGATTAAAGTAATCAAAAGTAATTACTAAAGTCATCAAACCTGTTCAATCGAGAATTCAGAAACCGTGACCGTACCACCCTCTGCGTGACCGAAGGTAGCCGACGCACAGAACTGAAGGTTGTTGGCCGTAGTAACCGACACGGCGTTACCCAGCGCGTGAAACGCGGTGAGGGTGTTAAGAGCGTTTCCGCCGTACCAGCCACCAAGAACCTGATTTACCGAGTCCCACTGCACGGTGGTATCCAAGAAGAACTGACCCACTGCGGCAGCGGTCGTGCTAGTAGAGCTTCCGCCCGCTGTAAGGATAGAAACCTGACGAGTAGCCACGATTGCAGTTCCCTGATAAATTGCCACCACGATTGAGTTAGTTACCGTAGTAACAGTAACTGCGGCTACCGAGGCGGTCCCAAAAAGTCTGATCCGGAACGGACGACCAGAGTCAAACGTACTGACAGAGAAATTCGGGGACGCGGTAAACACAGAAGCCTTGCGGCCCTTGCTCTGGGAGCTAACTGCCCCATTCTGGTTAAACTCGACGGGAGCACCCGCACCATACAGAAGAGTATGTCCCGAGGCGTCAGTACGTGATCCTGTGGGAACTCCAAGAACGGCGGTGACCGTCGTACCGGAAGTGTCAGTACCCATCAAGAGAAGGGTTTCAGTTGCGGAGGTAAGGGTAAGAACATTGATTTGTTCGCGGCCTGTGCCACCTACGTGTGCATCGATTGTATCAAAATTTGCCAAGATGTTTCTCCTTATTCGGTCAGACCGACTATGAACTACTTTACGAGATACTTTCTGAATTTTCTTCTTTTTCCATTGGTTTGAAGATTGCTTCTGCTTCGGAACAACCCTCGCCAGATAGTCCTACCAGAACAACCCCACCGGGGTCTACCACTAGGGCCGTGTGGCTTCCTAACAGATCAGAACCCAGTTGATGGATTACCGAACTGTGTGCGACGACGAACCCCACTCCGTGGCAGTTGGCTAGTTGAAAACACTCATCAATCGCGGGCATAGTCCGCGATGCAAATTCTGCTAAAGATTCCCCGCCCGGAACGGTGAGACAAGGATCATCTATATACTTCTGAATCTCCGCCAAGTTTTCTTTATTGCGGGGCTTTCCGGTAAATTCCCCCACATCCCATGCTCGAAGTTCGGGGGACGTATGTACGGGAGCATCAAAATATTTCTGAAGAATTTGCGTAGTTTCTATCGCTCGGGACCTGTCCGATGATATAATAAAGCTAGGCTCGATTCCCTTTAGGAATTCGGCAACGTCCTCAGCGTCTTTACGACCTTTTGGGGTCAGAGGGACATCGGAATCCCCACGAAACTGGTTGGCGGCGTTGGGCTTCGTTTGTCCGTGACGGATTAGGTAGAGCACCGGGATGTCCAAAATTATCCTACCAAGAGAAATTCGACGGTGGTTCCTGTGGTGGTAGTTCCTGTTGCGGTAAGAGAAAGGGCGGTGATCCCGTTTGTCGTATCGCTTTCACAGAAGATGATCGAGGCTCCTGCGGACAAAGTAAGGGCTGACTCTGTAGAGCCGCCCTGTGGCGTCCAGGTGACCAAAACATTCTGCCCCGCTATCGATGCGAGGTTCTTGATGTACAGAAACTGCCCGCTCAGATTAGGAACTGAAATTGTCGTGGGGGTAGAAGCGATAGCAAATCCCTGAGCATACGAGGAGAGCGTCCCGGCGTAAGCGAGGTTAAGAGGAGTTGTGAACGAGTTCGCGCCCGTTAAGTTATTTGTGAGTTTTACGGAACCTACAGCTTGGGCAGTAACGGACATATATTACCTCTTAGTAGATTTGAGCGATGGCATAAGGGTCTTGCCAAATGCCATTAACGGAGCACTGCGCCATAAGGTACACGTCTACTCCATCCAAACCGATAGTCCACTTGGTATAGTGGACACAGTAGGTGGTAGCGTTAGCCTTAATCCCACAGGCGAGGATCAGCGCAAGGAAGCACAGTATAAAAATCTTTTTCATTGGTCTCCAAGAAATTGAAGGGGCGGGGAGTAATTTTGCGGGAGGTCTTGAAAGGTCTTGGCCCGCTAGTCCATTTTCCGGAATAGTAGGCGGTGTGCCTACGGTAGCCTTGGAATGTATTTGCGAGACCAAACAATCTTCAGGGAGTCACCGGCCAAGGATAGGCCCTGTCGAATCCCGCTAGAAACCGCCCTACTTCAGATGAATGCCATGATCGGCAAGTAGAGTTACCAGTTTTGCAAACTTTTCGAGGGTGACATATTTTTCAGGGGCGGGAACGGCGGGAGCCGCTACAACCGGAGCCACTGCGGGAACTACAACTTTTTCGTCAGGCATGGGTTTCCTTTTAGTTCCTAAAATACACCCCGGTGTTGTATCCGGGAGTTCCTTCTACTTGAGCAATGATGGATTTCAAAACGCTGAAATCGCTATAACGGACTGGACTTTTATCTGGAAAAATTTCCTCCGCTACAACAACGAAGGCTGGATCAGAAACGGAAGCCTCCGTATATATTACGAATTTTCTTGGGCTACTGTGCATTGGATTCCTGATTTCTTTTTGGCGTGATATGCAACTGAAATCTCTCGTTTTCTTTTACAAAAGGCTTCTTTTTCTTCCGGGGTCATAGCAGCATATCTGGCTTTCTGGGCATCACTTAACTTCTTGCTGATCCGAGCCTTTTCTTCGGGAGACTTGGAAAGCATCATTTCGCTTTTTCTTTTATTAATAGCTTTTTTCTCCTCTGGAGTCTTCTCGGGAACGGGAACACCCGAAGACGGAAGAAGTTGACCCAAGTCATTTCTCTTTCTTTCCTTTATATTCTCTCTGGACTCCTCCCGTATCTTCTCTACACGATCCGGGTTCTGCTCATAGTAATTCTTCAAGGAATCCCTAATAGTTTCGCGGTTCTTTTCATCGGAGTAGTACTCAGTAAGAGAATTACTGATTTTTTGCTTACTCTCTTCAGCTAAGAGACCTGCTATCCCCCCACCCCTGAGATTATATCCTCGATCCCGGCTTCGCGTGTCTAGTTCGTTTATCCAAAAGTCTTCTTGATCGTCAGCGCCTTTTTGAGTATCTACAGATTCAATAATTCTAAAAGAGAAGTTATCTATTCCGTATTTTCTTATGGCACGATGAAAGGGACAGGTAGAACCCCTTTTAGCCTCGTATAAGTGCTGCCGTCTCCGGGTATCTTTATCTATACTCTGCCCGACATACTTCTTGTTATTAATTAGATTCGTATATTCGTAAATATCGTACATTCTTCCTCCTAGAAGAATTTTTGAGGGGAGAAAGTAGGAGCTAACTCCCCTCGGGTGTTCCGGTTCATGACACCGGAAGTTTGATCCTAACTACATTATACCACGAAAACTTCACTGAGTCAAGGACTTATAGAAAATATTTTCTATAAACTATAAGTCCTTTGTTTTGTTTAGCTTGAAGACGTCTGGCTCAGGAGCTTGAGTGCCCTCATAACTACTCCGGGCGGAGGCGTGACCACGAACTTACAGTTATATGAAATCCACCCCAGTTGCGTTTTGGAGATGCCTTTTCAGGTCATCGTGGACTTAATCCACCCCCGGATCACCCCGGAGACACTCTATACGTCGCCGTATAGCTCAGACTCTATCTTCACTTCTTTCGAAGGCCCAGCGTATTAGTCGTTACGGGTTCTAGGTTTAGGTACTTTCCCTAGTCTTCCCTCGGTATTGTCTCCTAAAATTTTAGGAGAGGTTCACCGATATAGCTGAGTTTTAGATTGGCCGATTAGCTGCTTAAGCAGCAAGTTCACCAATCAAGCGAGCCGGGTCGGAGACCGAGCCGCCTTCGGGAGCCATCTGGATATTCAGTGAGTAGTTCTTCTTGTTCTTGTCAGCCGGATTAGGACCGAGGAAGATACTTAGAAGAGCATCGTCACCGAAGATGTACGTGGGATAGTAAATGTTCGAAGAGATGGTCACAGCCGATGCGGTTGTGGTGCTCTTGAACTTAATACCCGCGAACTCCAGAGGGGCGTCACGATCCAGACCTTCGAACAACTTCTTCGAAGAATCGGACTGGCGCTTCATGATATCCGTGAGGCCGTTGAAGCTGGCGTCATTATAGATATCATGCACAACCAGAGGATTGATAACCCCGGCGTAGGTGTTGGCTTCGAACGGACGAACGTTCACCGACTCAAGCTGCTGAGCGATGGTACGCAGGTTCGACGCGGTAAGATAGGTACCGACTGCCAACTGCTGATTCACAGAACCGTCGATGCCATTCAGAGAATCCGCAGCCGTGGAGACCAACAGATTCAGGGTGAGGGCGAGGCGATAGTTCATTTCCTCGGCCAAAGAGCTAAGTGCGCCCTTGTCGTCAATCGCCGTATCCAAGAACAGGTCAGAGCTATTGGTGTAATCAGCGTATTGCAAACGTGTTTAGGTCTTCAGCGTTCCCACTGGGACACTCTCATAGTCACCTATGAGTTCGGGCTGTATCTTCAAACTAAGTCTTTCTCGGAGGTGCTTGAGAAGATTTTCTGCTTTTTCTCTCTTCACAATCATATAAGGGAGCATCGCCAGAAGGAGTTTTTCCTCGGATTTCATATCAGTAACGAACCACTGATACCGAGTCTTGTACCCGTCTTCTGTTCTTTTCCTTACGTGACCCCCAAACTGCCTTGCTAGCTCATCGAGAATAGGTCTATAGATATTTACGATTTCTATTCCTGTTCGTATGCTACCTTTAGACTTTCCCGAGGGAACCGTGTATAAATTTATGTGTCCGTCTGTATCAACCAGACCAGCCGCATAAGCGCAAGCCAGTTTATTGTCTAGTTTGTTCCGCATGTCAGTCTCTACGCTGCTCAATGATCTAGCTTTCCTAATTGCTAGATAGTAAGATTCTCTCTTTTCCGGATCGTAGTCACTCCGATTGATATTAAGAAACTCTTGGAGAATCTCTGCTTGTGATCTTTTTATGAACACAAAAGGTGTGATACCTTCTACGAAATCTTTTTGAGAATTCTTCCCGTAGAGTATCCATTTGTAGAAGTCTTTACCGCTCTTGATTTTTTCTTTGCGGATTGATCCCCCAAAGTTAAGGACGATCCATTCCATAAGCGATTTAGACTCACCACAAACCTGTATACTAGGACTATACTGCCCGTGTTTCTGAATTCCTAGATGACCGTCTCCGTCGAGGACTCCGGCCATATACGCTTTTGTGTGATCTTTCATTTGAGTTAGCTCGGTATTTTCTGTTGGCATAACACCATTATACCACAGATGTTCACCGATTTAGCGGAATTTTATATCGGCCAGTTAGCTGTTAAGCAGCAAGTTCACCGATTGTCGCCTGAATCTTGACTGCGCTCTCGGGAACAGGAGAACCCACGAAACCCTCGGTGGTCTGAGAGACATTCGCGCCCAAGAGGTTATAGGAGAAGAACTGAATCACGCCACCGGAGTGCATCGGCAAAGGCCACTGCTTTGTTGCCCCCAGAAACGGAGTGCTTGCTTTAAGGTTTGGAATTGCTTTACGCTCATAGTAAACGGCCAAAGCGTTAGGAAAGTTACCACTGGTAACTGTATTTACTGCGGGAGTATAGGCCATTATGACCCACCTTGTTTATTGTTGCTATCTTCCCCTCATCGCTTGTATCTGAGCCGCCGCGATTTTCCGTAGCTGCTCCATTGGGAGGGATTGAAGATCGGTGTCTGTCAACGTTCGGGGTTCCGGTGTAGCAGAGGGTGAACTGTTGCTAGCTGAGAAACCTAGAACCATTGGCTGTCCGGGAGTCGCTGCAATACGCGGGGCGGGTTGCTCGGATGGGCGGGTCACTACAGGTGCCGCCACTTGCTGGGGTTGAGTCGTAGAAACGTGGGGTTTGGTTGAACGCTTAAGCAATTCGCTATCGATCAACTCATCCTTCGCGGTTTCTAAATTCTCTACTGTCCAAAAACCTTTCGAGTAAAGTTCAGCAACAGTGTTGTCTACTTCCTCGTCCGGAGTCTTCTTGGAAATCTTTTTGTTCAAATATGTCTTGCTAATTCTGGAGATAAGGAGTCGGGCATTTTCCTGCCATACATCGGACCCTGTATAATTTTCTACGTAGTCCGGGTTCTCTCTTACAAAATCCCCATTAACTTCATCAATTGCCTTCTTGATAATCTGGGCGTTAACGATTCGTTCCGCGCCGTCTGCTGACTTCAGCTTCTCGGCAAAAACTTCTGGGTCTACCCCAAAACGTTTCCGGAAGTACTCATCAAACCCATCAACAATATTCTCATCAAACTTATTCTTGACTGCGTAAACCTCGTCCGCCGTAGGAACGCTCACTTTAAGGGGTCGGGAGACCGGGGCCGGGAGTGGGGTATTTTCATCTCCACCTAACAGTTTTTCTTTCTTAAGCTTCTTGATAGTCTTCGAGGCTTCGAGCTTACCCTTCGCAAGACCGGCCAAAAGTTGACGCCAAGTTCCGCCGTAAAAATTCTCCTGGGGGACACCGGGGGTTCCACTATCCAGAATGGCCTTCCATCCCTTACTGGTTTTCTCGATGGTTACTGTTCCCCCATCTTCAAGCTGGATAACTTCAGGTTCGTTATCTACAGGAAGTACTTGTTCTGGCGCAGCGGGAAGTACTTGTTCTGGAGCTACAGGTTGATCTGGAACCACAAAGTTTGCGGGGTTATCAAGCTCAGTCGGGACCTCTTGGAAGTAGTCCGAGTTAGCTAGGCTAACTCCCTGAGACCACTCATTGAATACTTCATTCTGTTCGTCTACTGGCATATTGTCCTTAACTGCTCTGAATCCCAGAGCCGGTTATTTTTCCGGAAAACGGAATGTTGCTATAAAAAAGTTACAAAATGCAGTTGTAGTCTACATTCAGGGTAGATGCT